TGAACACCACAGATGACGCAGCGGTTATCGCTGAAGACTTCCGTGGCGGTGATTTCATCGACGTTCTGCGCAACGCTTCGTCCGTGATGCAAGCTGGTGCAACCATGCTGACTGGCCTTCAGGGTGATATCAAAATCCCCAAGAAGACTGCTGCATCGGCTGCTGGCTGGATCGCCACTGAAGGTGGTGCTGCTTCTGAGAGCGAGCCTACACTCGGCCAAGTCACCATGTCCCCCAAGACACTTGGTGCCTTCACCGACATCACTCGCTTGATGATGATGCAGTCCAGCTTGGACATCGAAGCCCTTATCCGTAACGACCTCTCGGTCGCTATTGCTCAGGCAATGGACCTCGGTGCGCTTGCAGGCTCCGGTGCTTCCGGTCAGCCCACAGGCATCAAGAACGTGTCCGGCATCAACGCGCCAACATCGTTCGCTGGTGTGAACCCAACCTTTGCCGAAGTAGTGGCAATGGAGACCGCTGTTGCCGAGGACAACGCTCTGATGGGCAACCTCGCATACATCCTGCCAGCAGGCATGTACGGCGCTCTGAAAACGACGACCAAAGACTCCGGTTCCGGTCAGTTCGTTGTTGAGCCGGGCAACACGATCAACGGTTATCGCTCGATTGTATCGAACCAAGTCACCGCTGGTGATCTGTACTTCGGTAACTTCAGCGACCTGCTGATCGGCATGTACGGTGGCCTCGACATCACAGTCGATCCCTACACCAACTCGACAAGCGGCACCGTTCGCATCGTCGCACTGCAAACGATGGATGTCGCGGTTCGCCACGCTGTATCGTTCGCATACAACAACGACGGCGCATAATGACGCTATCATGGGGAGGGCTTCACGGCCCTCCCTACCCCACAAAGGAGAAACCCATGCCTCACGTCATTCTGAAGTCCTGCGTAGCTGGCGGCCAACGCCGTAATGCTGGCGACATTGTTGAATTGTCGGTGGATGAGGCGTCTCAGCTTTTGGCAATGGGTCGTGTGTCAGTCGCACCTGAGCCTAAGCCCGTTATTGATACGAACCGTTCCGTTGGCTTGCAGGCTAGTAAAGCCTCGCCAGTGAAAAAGCGTGGTAAGAAAAATGCAGATTAAGTTGCTCAAGAAGGCCCAGTGGAATGGTCAAACACGTCGCGTCGGTTCTATCCATGAAGTTGACGACGCCACTGGCTCTAAGCTGCTAGAGCGCGGCTTGGCCGAGGTTTACGATCCATCGGAGGTCAATGATGCCCCTGCCACTGACGAGTGACCTTGAGACCATTCTGAGCCTTGATGAGTTCGCGGTTGTGGCAAACTACCAGCGCAAGAACGCTGCGGGCGACAGCCAGATCAACGTGATTTTCGACAACGAGACTGTTCCTATTGACGCTGGCGGCTTTGTTCAGGTCCATGAGGAGCAGCCTCGCGTGAGTTGTCGCACATCAGACATTCCTTATATTTCTGAGACGGACCAAATGCTCATTCAGGGTATTCTTTACACGGTGCGGGCTTGGGTGCATGACGGGACAGGAATGACCGTTGTGCAGTTGGAGAAAACCTAATGCCCCATGTCCGCCAGCAAATTCGAGACCGTATCGCGTCTGACCTGAAAACTGGCGTGCCGCTGGTGAGAAACCGCGTCTACACTTCGCGGGTCTACCCTTTGACGGCATCCGACCTTCCGGCGGTTACGGTTCATACTGGCACAGAAACATCGTCTCTGATGGCGATGGGGACTGTCACCCTTACACGCAGTGTGTCGATCAGCGTTGATGCTTATGTCCGCGCGACAGACAGCTTTGATAACGACGTTGATGCGATCTGCGTTCAGATTGAGGACGCACTTGGTGGCGACTTCAGGCTTGGCGGCATTGCCAAGGATATTGTTCTAACTGGCACTGAGATTGACTTCAGTGGCGAGGCAGAGCAGCCCGTCGGCATCGCCCGATTAACTTTCGATGTCCGATATGTTACAAGCATTGAAGACGCAAGCACGGCCAGATAACAGGAGGCTCCTATGGCTACACATACCGGCAGCGAAGGGACCGTCAAGGTCGGCACCGACGCAATCGCAGAAATCCGCTCTTTCAGCATTGAGGAAAGCGCAGATACACTTGAAGACACCAGCATGGGCGACACAGCGCGGACCTACAAGTCCAGCTTGACGACCTACACAGGCTCTATCGACGTTTTGTGGGATGAGAGCGATACCGCAGGCCAAGGCGCGTTGACTATCGGCGCTGAGGTGACGTTGAACCTGTATCCTGAAGGCGACACATCTGGCGACACATACCTTTCTGGTTCCGCCATTGTCACAGGCCGCAGTGTAAATTCCTCGTTTGATGGTCTGGTGGAAATGTCTATTTCGGTGCAAGGTAACGGCGCACTGACCACCTCCACGGTGGCATAACCAGAGGAAAAACCATGAGCATTGCCAAGCGTATCGCGGCTAAACGGTCGGAACAGGAACGCAGCTTTGCTGAGGTTGAAGAATGGGGCGAGGCGGATGAGCCGCTTCGCCTTTTCTTTGGCCCGGTAACGGCACGAGACATTGAGAAGGTTCAGCGCAAGCACCCGAACTTTCTGACGAACACAACGATGGGCGCGATGGTCGAGATGATTATTGCCAAGTGTGAGGATGAGGCTGGTGAGAAGGCGTTTACGCTTGAGGACAAACCAATCCTCATGGGTGAGCCTATCAACGTCATCGCCAAACTGTTCGGGAGCGTTTTCGCATCTGACAGCGTTGAGGATCACGAAAAAAACTAAGGAGCGACCCATTTAGGATGAACTTGGTCACTTTGGCAGACCGTTTGCACAAGACGATTGCCGAGATTGAGGAAATCACTCTTTCAGAGTATAATGAGTGGGTCGCATATTTTGGCTTAATTGAGGAACGGCAACACAATGGCAAATGAGATCAACATTGTAGTGTCGGCTCAGGTTGGCGATGCGACCAAAGGCTTGATGCAGGTTCAGCAACAAGTTCAGCGCGTTGACCGCCAGATTAAGAACTCCACAAAGGTTCTTTCCTCTAACGCCAATCAATACAACCGCAACGCTGTGGCTACAAACAAGTGGGCCAAGGGCGCGCTTCAACAAGCGGGTTATCAGGTCGGTGACTTTGCGGTTCAGTTGAGTGGTGGCCAGAACGCGCTTCAGGCTTTCGGTCAACAGGGTTCGCAGCTTCTTGGTATCTTCGGCCCTGTTGGCGCTGTTCTTGGCGCGGGTGTGGCAATCTTCGCCGCGTTCGGTGTGGCTGTTCAGCGGTCTGGTGCAGAAGTCTCTGAGATGGGAAAGGCGCTTGGTGTTTTACAGGAGCCGCTTTCTCAAGTTGCAGGTGCGGTTAAAGGTCTGACATCCTCGTTTGGCTCTGCGTTCCCGACGCTTGTCCAAAACATCGACACGGCATTGATTGCGGTTGGCTTGTTCGCAGGGTTGACGGTGGCAAAGATGGTGCCGTCTATGCTCGCGGCATCTGGGGCCAGCACGATTTTGTCCTCTGCCATGATGACTGTTCGCGCTTCAATTCTGGCGGCTTCACTATCAGCCGGAAAGTTTACCTTTGGCATGGTTGCGTTAAGGTCTGCTGCTTTGCTGACTGGCGCTGCGTTCAAAGCCGTAGGCGCAATTCTTATGAGGTTTCTGCCCATAGCCGTTCTTGTGGGGCTGGCGAAAATGGTTGAATTATTCATGCGGCTTATGAAGGGTGCCGGGGGATTTGGTGAGGCAATGCAACTTCTAGGTGAGTTGTTTTCATCTGTTTTAAGAGGAATGTTGACGGCTGCAACATATCTGCCTGATGGAATGAAAGCTGTTTGGGAGACAATAAAGGCTGGCTTTATGGGAACAATCTTGTTTCTGCAAAAGTCATGGGCTGACTTCCTGCATAGCGTATCTCGCTCCGTAAATGAGATGCCCGGTGTTCCTGATTTTGTTAAGCAGTTTTTAGGGACTGAAGCCATTATGGCTGGGTCAAAAGTTTACGAACTTGAGGCTGCCGTAAATTCTCTCAAAGAATCTGCCTCTGATATGCGCGGAGACGCTTTGTCAGGGATAATTGCGTCATTTGACGGCACTAAAGAGGCTTACGATAAGATAAAGCAAGCCATCAAAGACGGCACCGAGGAAGTGACTATTTTCGGTGACGCTACAGAAAATGCGGCGATAAAGGGGGCTAATGCCCTGAAGGATCAGCTTACTCCCGCTATGAAGCAAGCTATTGCTGTAGGCGACATGGTTGGCAACTCTATGGAGAACGCCATGATGTCTATCGTTGACGGCACCAAGTCGGTGAAAGATGCCTTCAAGTCTATGGCGTCTGAAATCATCAAGGAGTTGTATCGCATCTTCGTGGTCAAGAAGATCACGGGCATGATTTCTAGCTTCATCGCTGACCCCGCTATGTTTGGGGGGCTAGGCGGCACATCTCCTGTCAACGGAAGCGTGATGCCTACAATGCGGCCTTCTGGCGTTCGTGCTATGGGCGGACAGGTCACGGGCAACAAGGCGTATATGGTTGGAGAGCGTGGGCCTGAGATGATCGTGCCTAGCCGGAACTCTCATGTTGTTCCTAACAACCAAATGGGCGGCGGCGGCGTCACAGTGGTGCAAAACATCAACGTCAGCACGGGCGTGCAGCAAACCGTCCGCACCGAGATTAGGACGCTCATGCCGCAGATCGCGGACGCGGCCAAGGCGGCTGTCGCTGATGCCAAGCTGCGCGGCGGCTCATACGGAAGGTCTTTTGCATAATGGCTATCACCTACCCCCTTTCGCTGCCGACAGTTGCAGGAATACGATCTGTTGAGTTCAGGGCGTCAAATGCGGTGGCATATAGCGCATCGCCGTTCACGTTCTCTGGTCAGGCGCACAAGTATCCCGGTCAGATGTGGATTGCGGACATAACCCTGCCCCCAATGAACAACAGGGCCGATGCAGAAGAGTGGAACGCCTTTCTGCTGTCTCTCAACGGTCAGGCTGGCACGTTTCTTCTGGGCGATCCGAATGGCACGGCATTGATGGGCACCGCATCAGCCTGCACGATCACGGGTGACGCTGGATCAAACACTGTCAGCGCAACGGTCCCCAATGGTGAAACGCTCTTGCCGGGTGACTACATCCAGCTTGGCACAGGGGCGGCGTCACGCTTGCATAAGGTCACGCAGACCTACACGGGGACGGGATCGGCGGCTGATCTTGAGATTTGGCCGTCACTGCGCACGGCGGCATCGAGCGTTTCGGCTACGCTTTCGGACTGCAAGGGTGTATTCCGGCTTTCCAGCAATGAAACCGGCTGGGCGGCTGACATCCAGCAATACTCCATCACCTTTGGCGCACGCGAGGCGATATGAGCATTATTCCCACAGAGCTTGCCACGGCATTGGCGCAGGGCACGGTTCAGCCGTTCTACGCTGTTGAGTTCCTGCTAGACGACACTAGCGGCACGCGGGCTGACCAAGCGGGCTATGTGGGCAACCGTGCGATCCGCCTGTGGTCTGGCTATGGCGAGCGGACGATTGACGGAGACACCTATCTTGGCTCGGGCGATCTGATGACGATTGGCGACGTTGAGACGGTCGCGGACATGTCGGCACCTGCCATGAATATCACGCTCAGTGGGATGCCGGGCGACATTGTCAGCTTGGCGCTGCAAGAGCCGTATCAGCGCCGCGACTGCCGAATTTACTTCGGGGCGATTATCAACGCGGCGGGCGATCATTCTGTGTTCACGGCCTATGTTGGCGAACTGAACAAGATGACCATTCAGGACGAGGCCGAAAGCGGCACAATCAACGTCCTGATTGACAGCAAGATGGTTGAGGCACAGAAGTCCAGCAATCGCCGTTACACCAGCGAAAGCCAGAAATCGCGCTACAGCGACGACACGTTTTTTGACTATGTGGCGCTAATTCAGGATGCGGAGATCGTATGGGGCCGGAAAAGCGCTTAAGCGCCTATCTCAAGGCCGTCAGGGACGTTCCCTTTGCGTGGGGCACACATGACTGCCTGACGTTCACGAATGAAGCGTGGCGGGCGATGTACGGTCACGGATGGGCTGATGACTGGATAGGGCGTTATATGCTAGAAACGCCATATGGAACGCGGCTGATGCGCCGGGAACAGCTTCGGGCGGAGTTCGGTCACTTTTCGTTTGATGCTGCGGTGGATGAAAAGCTGACGCGCGTGACGCATGTGCCTCCGCGTGGTGCGCTTGTGGCGACGGACAAGGTTCGGCGCTGGGCTATTGGCTACGGGCTGGGCATCTGCGTTGGGTCTAAGTGCGCGTTTCTATCTGACAAGGGTGTGATATACTCGCCCGTAACCAGCATTGCGAGGGCTTGGGTATGACACCGTTGAGAAAGCAGCTATTCGGCACAACGATGATTGTGCGCGACCCGGTGACGATTGGCGTAGCGCTTGGGGCGTCCGCCACAACGGGCGTTGTTATTGGTGGTACTCTTGTTGCAAGTTACGCTGCTATTGTAGGATATATCGCCACCACGCTTGTCACATCATGGGCGATGTCTGCGCTCGCACCTAAGCCTGACTTTTCTACGTCTGGCACAAGCGGGCTGCTCGTCAATGGCCGCGATCCTGCGGCACCTCACGACTTTGTTTACGGTCAGGCGCGTAAAGGCGGGGCGATCACCTATTACGAGTCCACCGGGACAAACAACAAGTTCCTGCACCAAGTGCTTGTCTTGGCCGGGCACGAGGTTGAGGAGATCGGTGACATCTACATCAACGATGAGGTGGTCACGCTTGATGTTGACGGCTTTGTCACTGGCGACAAGTGGAAGTCCAAGATCAGGATCAATAAGCACCTTGGCGATCAAACGACCGCCGACGCTGATCTTCTGGCTGAGAGCAACCAGATCACGGGCAGCTTTGTCGGTAACGGCATTGCCTATCTGTACATTCGGTTCGAATATGACCAAGAGGTTTTTGCCAATGGCCTTCCTCTGATCACTGCCGTAGTGAAGGGCAAGAAGGTCTATGACCCCCGCAGCGATACGACCGCATACAGCGCCAACGCGGCCCTGTGCGTGCGTGACTATCTCACGGCGGCCTATGGCCTCAAAAGCACAGACATTGACGACACGGCGTTCTCTGTGGCCGCCAACGTGTGCGATGAGGCTGTTGCGCTTGATGGTGGCGGGACAGAGCCTCGCTACACCATGAACGGCGTTCTGACGGCCAACACAAAGCATAGCGACATCTTGAGTCGGATGATGACGGCCTGCGCTGGCACGCTGTTCTGGGGTGGCGGTAAGTGGCAGCTAGTTGCGGCTGACTATACCGCACCAACCAAGGTTCTGACGCTGGACGATCTGCGCAGCGGGATCAATCTCGACACGCGGACCAACCTGCGCGACCAGTTCAACGCGGTGCAGGGTGTATTCAACAACGCCGAGGCGCGGTGGATCACGGCAGACTATCCCCCGTTCAAGTCGGCGGCCTTTGTGGCTGAGGATGGCGGCGAGGAAACAACGCTTGACCTAGAGTTACCTTTGACTACCAGCGCGGCGACTGCGCAGCGGATTGCTAAGCTGACGCTGTTCCGTGGGCGAGAGCAGATGACGCTCACGGCTGACTTCGGCATGAACGCGCTCGATGTTGAGGTGGGCGAGATCATTGCCCTGACGATTGACCGCTACGGCTGGGATGAAAAAGAGTTTGAGGTCGTCGGCTGGAAGTTCGGCCCCAACCAAGACGCAGGCGATCTGCGCGTAACCCTGACGCTGCGGGAAACGTCTGAGGCGGCCTTTGACTGGAACGCTGAGGAAAAGGCAATCATATCGAACAACAGCAACCTGCCATCTGCATTAGATGCGCCAGAGGTCGGCCTTTCTCTGGACTCTGAGTTGCGCGTGGCCAACGAGCAAGTGGTCGGTGCCTTAATAATGAACGTCACATCATCAAGCCCGTTTGTTTCAAGGTTTGAGGTTCAGTTCAGAAAAAGCGGTGACACAGAGTGGACTGTTGCTGGCCAAGCCTCTGGCAACCGTTTTGAGGCTATTGGCGTTTCTGACGGCTTTTTTGATGTGCGCGCAAGGGCAATCACAAACCTTGGTGTGCGTGGCGATTTCAATACAATCACTGACTTTTATGCCTCTCTGTTTGGGCCAGCGCCGGAGTCTGTCACAAATTTTGCTGCCAATGTAGTCGGAAACACCCTTCATTTAAGCTGGGAGCCAGTGAGCGATCTGGACCTCTCCCACTACAAGGTCAGGTACTCCCCTGAAACAAGCGGCGCATCATATCAAAACGCCATTGATGTTTTGAAGAAAATCAGCAGGCCCGCTAACAGCATTACAATGCCAGCAAAGGTTGGGACGTACTTTATCAAGGCAGTTGATAAGCTCGGAACGCCTTCTGAGTCCTCCTCTTCTATTGTTGTTCTCACCAATACGGCTGATGTTGAATCACTCAACGTGGTTGAGACTCAAGTTGAGCATCCATCGTTCCTTGGCAGCAGAACTAAGGTGGCGCGGGTAGCAGCGGAAGGTGGGGGCTTCTACATCACCCTTGATGCTGGTGAGTTGAGCGGAGTTTACGAATTTGAAGATTACGTTGACTTGGGCCACAAATATATAAGCCGAGTTCAATCTGAAGTGCGTATTTCGCTTATTGACTATGTGAACGACTTTGACTCTGCCACTGGGCTATTTGATGCCCGCGAGGGTGATTTTGATGGCGACCCATCTCAGTTCGATACCATAAGCGCTAGAACTCAAGTCAGCTTTACTGATGATGATCCATCGGGGACACCAGCTTGGTCGGATTGGCAGGACTTTTTTGTAACAGACATTTCAGCTCGCGCGCTTCGGTTTAGGGCAGTTCTTGAGTCAATAAGCACTGCAAACGCCCCAAAGATTGATCAATTAAGTGTCGAAGTTGATATGCCTGACCGCGTTGAGAGTGAAGACGACATCACCTACACTGGTAGCCACGTTGTGACATTCCCATCTGCATTTAACGCGCCTCCTTCCATTGGGATTGCTGCGTCATTGGCAGATGGGGACCGTTATGTTATTAGTGGGAAAAGCCGGACAGGTTTTACAATCACGACCTACACCGGAGCTTCTGTAAGCACCAACGCTGTCACTTTTGATTATGTGGCAAAAGGATATGGCAAGGAACTGAGCGCATGAGCCAAAATGACTTTAACCTAGCGAACCAAGGCTTCCCGACGATGCGGTCGGACATGAACTCTGCCTTTCAAGCGCTAGCTTCCAACTCAAGCGGTGCTACGGCCCCATCCATCACATACGCTTATCAGTGGTGGTATGACACGGGCACAAATATCCTGAAGATGCGAAACTCCAACAATGATGCGTGGATTTCGATTTCATTTTTTGACCAAACCGCTGATGCGTTTCGCATCCTTGACGACACTCAGGTTGTAAATACTTCTGGCACCCAGACAGGTTTGATCGGGGATCAGGCAACAGCTACTTGGGAGACCGGCACCGGCACAACAGAAAGCCTTGTGTCGCCCGCTAAGGTCAAGGCGGCGATTGATGCCTTGGCCTCTGGTGGTGGTTTTACTTACGATGCAGTGTCAGGTGCTACCCAAGACCTTGATGTAGGTTCCTTCAACTTCTTCGATGGCGGTACACCTACCACCAACATTACAATAGCTTTTAGTAACGTCCCAACTGAAGCAAGGTGGACTTGGACTGCTGAGGCGAATACACTTTATCAGCCTTATGACGTTAATTACCTAACGTACTCAGGCACCAGTTTTCAGCTCTCTACGGTTGAGAGAGACGGCCTGTTTTTCAAATCTGACGGCACAGTAATGTATATCTTGAATAGAATAAGCGAGATTGTTGAGCAATACGACTTATCTACCGCTTGGGATATTACAACGGCTACAGCTAATGGTACTTACGCCATCCCTAGTCCATCTAATTGGATTGAAAGAGGCTTATTTTTTAAGTCCGATGGTACTAAAATGTACCTAGCCACCAATGAAAACATTCTCAACGCTCCTAGTCGAGTGTACGAGTACAACTTATCTACTGCTTGGGATATTACAACGGCATCTTTCGATAGTTACCTATCAACATCAAACCAAGATGATTACCCTACAGGCTTAGCTTTTAAGACTGACGGCACTATATTTTATCTGCTCGGATCGCAAAATAAAACAGTGTACCAATATACACTGTCTACCGCTTGGGATATTTCAACAGCATCTTATGCTAGTAAATCTTATTCTGTAACAGCCCAAGAAACTTCACTTAAGTCTTTAGTGTTTAATGACGATGGCACTAAAATGTATGTCGCTGGTTCTGTTGAAGACACCGTATATGAATACGATTTATCTACTGCTTGGGATGTTTCAACAACATCTTATAGTGGTTCATCACATGACTTTAATGTTAGCGGAGGCATCACAAGCCCAACTGGTATGTATTTTAAGCCTAACGGAGAGGAGCTTTTTGTTCTTTGCGGTAATACTGATGCTGTTTACAAATACGACACCGGTGAAAACTACACAATAACTGTGCCTGCCTCTGTTCAAAACCCACCAAGAGCTGCTCTCGGTAAATTAAATCGTATTACATACGACTTCTACACTGCCGATGGCGGTACTAACGTCTACCTTATCGGTGAGGAGGTCACCTAATGGAACTTGTAAAAGTCATTGATGGGCAGCCTAAGCCCTACACCGAAGCCGCCTTCCGTGCCGACAACAAACACACAGTCTACGGCAAGGTCGTCTCTGCACGACACCTCAATGCGCAGGACGTATACCGGGTGCGGACACTTCCAAAGCCCTCAGAGTTAGGCAAGCGTGCTGTTCCTCAAGCATTGCCCACACAGGTCAACGGCGAGTGGGTGTTGGATTGGGACTTGGTTCCTCTCAGCGCTGACGATGCACGGGCGCTGCGTGATGACCTGCTAGTCCAATCTGACTGGACACAGGTGTCCGACGCCCCAGTTGACCAATCGGCATGGGCAACCTACCGCCAAGCGCTGCGGGACGTTCCAGATCAGGCTGGCTTTCCGAGCGAAATTGCTTGGCCAGTCCAGCCGTGATACACTGCGCGCTATACACAATCACAGGAGGCCGTTATGGCTACACTAAATGATCGCGTGTTCGACAACGGCCTCACCGTTCTTGACACCGAAGCGAACAAAATCGTCATCACCTCGCAAGAGGCTACAACCTTCACTGAAGCTAATGTGACCTACGCCCTTGGTGATAGCACGTCGCTTTCCATCGGCGCACCACAGGATCGCTCAGGCGGTGGCCGTGAGGTTGTCGTGGCGGCTATCACAGATGGCTCAGTGACAGGCACAGGCACCGCAACGCACTACGCTATTGTCGACACTGTAAACAGCCGCTTGCTGGCCACTAGCACGCTCACAGCGTCGCAGTCGGTAACATCGGGCAACACGTTCACGCTGTCGTCTGTCTCCATCGGCATCCCTGATCCAGCCTAAGAGGTTCAACAGATGGTCACTCTCGTAAACAGAGCCAAAGTCGCCACTGCCACCACTGGCACAGGCACAGTAAGTCTTGGCGCTGCCGAGGATGGCTATCAAACCTTTGCCGATGCTGGCCTCACTGGCAACGAGGATGTTCGCTATACGATTGAGGATGGCGACGATTGGGAAATTGGCACGGGCGGCATCAACGGTGCCGTCTCGGAAATGTCTCGGACGCTTATTGAAAGCAGCACGGGATCAAAACTTAACCTATCCGGCAACGCTGTTGTTTATGTGACAGCCGCCGGGCAGGACATCGTTCAACCTTCTGACCTTGCCACAGTGGCCACCACAGGCGCTTACAGCGACCTCTCAGGCTTACCTACGCTTGGCACGGCTGCTGCTGCGGACACTGGCGACTTCGCCACTGCTGCGCAAGGCTCGCTTGCTGACACCGCAGTGCAGCCCAATGATAGCCCTACATTCGGCTCAGTCACCGTCACAGGCACGGTTGATGGCCGAGATGTTGCTGCTGACGGCTCCAAGCTAGACGGTATTGAGGCGGGCGCAAACGTCACTGATACAGCCAACGTCACAGCCGCAGGCGCATTGATGGACAGCGAGGTCACAAACCTTGCGCAAGTCAAAGCGTTCGACAGTGCGGACTATGCTACAGCCGCTCAAGGCTCGCTGGCGGACAGCGCTACGCAACCGGGCGACAACATCTCCACGCTGACAAACGATGCAGGCTACACGACCAACGTGGGTGACATTACGGGTGTGACCGCAGGTAGCGGCATCTCAGGTGGTGGGACATCTGGAACTGTCACCGTATCACACGCTGACACATCGGCTCAAAGCAGCGTCAACAATTCGGGTGCAACGGTCATCCAAGACGTCACGCTTGATACATATGGCCACGTCACTGGTCTTGGCTCAGCGACTATCACGCCAGCAACCATTGGCGCTCTCTCCACATCAGGGAAAGCCGCAGACAGCAACTTGCTTGATGGCCTTGACAGCACTGCCTTTTACCTTGCGTCTAATCCAAACGGCTACACCAGCAATGTCGGTGACATTACTAATGTAAGCGCTGGAACTGGTTTGTCTGGTGGTGGTTCCTCTGGCAGCGTCACGCTAAATGTTGACCTCTCAGAGTTGACCGACATGACGGCTGGCATGATTGGGACAGATGAGTTTATTGTTCTGGACGCTGGTGCAGATCGCCGCAAAGCTGCAAGTGAAATTGGCCTGAGCATATTCAACAATGACGCTGGCTTCACCACGAACGTGGGCGACATCACTGGAGTGACAGCGGGGTCTGGCATCACTGGCGGCGGTTCCAGCGGTACGGTCACAATCAACCACGCTGACACGTCCAGCCAATCGTCTGTAAACAATAGCGGGGCGACTTTTGTTCAGGATGTGACTGTTGATGGCTTTGGTCACGTCACTGGTCTTGGATCGGCCACGATTAGCCCCGCAACGATTGGGGCAGCTACATCGGCGCAGGGTTCTCTGGCAGATAGTGCGACACAGCCCGGCGATAACATTTCAACGCTTACCAACGACGCTGGCTATACGACAAACGTCGGGGACATCACAGGCGTAACCGCAGGGGCGGGCATAACTGGTGGTGGCACAAGTGGCACGGTAACAATCAACCACGCCGATACGTCGTCTCAGGGTTCGGTAAACAACAGTGGAGCTACTGTTATTCAGGACGTGACGCTGGATACATATGGCCACGTCACTGGCTTGGCATCCAGAAGCCTTACCGCAAGCGACGTTGGCGCTGCTGCTTACAGTCAAGGCACATCAGATACGGGTTACTTTGATGTGCCATCTGGAACAACGGCGCAAAGACCGTCTTCGCCAACAGTGGGTATGATCCGTTACAATTCAAGTCGCGGCTGCTTTGAAGGTTACACCGCTTCTGGATGGGTTAATATGTCGCCAGTACAGTTTGATGATGTAGGCAGCACATCCTAATTTGCTCGGAGTAAGCTAAATGCTTGGATTTTCGCCCCTAGCTTCTGCGCCTCTGGCTGATGACGGGGCGATTATCGTCTACCTGATAAATGCTGATGGCATTGTCACTGGTCAGGTTGTTGTTGGTTCTTCTGGTCTATCCCAAGAGCATGACATCTCTGCGGAGGGTTTGACGACAGGATCGCCTCTTATTGGGTCGTCAACGGTTGTTCAGTCTCATTCTCTGGCACCTAGCGCCATTGCCACGGGCCAGCCATCCGTTCCCGCCATTACTATGTCGGAGCAGGAAACGCTTAACGCCGATCCAATCGCTTCCGGTATTCCGTCTGTGGGGCAGTCTGCCATTGAGCAGAGCCACGACCTATCTCTCGTGGGCATTACTACGGGCCAGCCTGTTATCTCTGCGGCTGTGTTCTCTGAGGATGAGACACTCGCAGGTCAGCCCATTGTTACTGGGTCGCCTACCGTCGGTTTTGCAGATGTTGCACAGACGCATATTCTGAGCCTGTCAGCTATTGTAACGGAAACCCCTGTTGTCGGTTCGCCTGACGTTGCGCAAGAGCATGACCTAACGGCGCAAGGCATTGCAACAGGTGTGCCTTTCGTTAGTTCCTCCGGCATTGATCAAGAGCATGACCTGACGGCAACGGCTATTGCTACGGGTCAGCCGTCCGTGCCTGCCATTACGATGGCCGAGGATGAGACCTTTGCCGCCGATCCTATCATCACAGGTCAGCCTGCTATTGGCTCAAGCGCAATCGTGCAGGATCAGGACTTGTCGGCGGATGGTGTGGCGACTGGTGCGCCTGTCATTGGCGCTGCAAGTGTTGATCAAGAGCATGATCTGACAGCCAGTGGCATCACGACAGGTCAACCTGTTCTTGGCCTAGCGACCGTCACGCTCACAACGCAAGTTTTTGCGGATGATATTACTTGCGGTCAGCCTATTGTTTTGGCGTCGTCTCTTGAGCAAGAGCATGACTTAAATCTTGTCGCAATCACTACGGGCCAGCCGACAGTTCCGGGCGTTACTATGTCGGAGCGCGAGACATTTAATGCCGATCCAATCACATCCGGCCAGCCTACGGTCGCGGCATCTGCCGTTTCTCAAGATCAAGTAATCAGCGCTTCCGACATCACCACGGGTCAGCCTGTCATTGCGTCACCTTCGATTTCCCAAGATCAAGGCTTATTTGCTGACGATTTAATATCTGGTCAAGCACTTGTCGGCTCGCCTCAAATTTTGCAGGACCACGACCTTGGCCCCACTGCTATCCTTACGGGGCAACCAGAAATCCCCGGCATCACAATGTCGGAGCAGGAGACGCTACAGGCCGATCCAATCGTTTCGGGTGTTCCGACAATCGACAGTGGGTCGCTAGAGCAGCAACATGCGCTAAACGCTACCAGTATTGTCACGGGCCAGCCTATTGTCGCGGCCAGCACAATCGCCCAAGAGCATGAACTCAACCTGTCCGCCATCACGACTGCGGCACCGTCTGTCCCCGGCATTACAATGTCGGAGCGCGAAACTCTTAACGCTGACCCGATTGTCTCCGGCATTCCGTCTGTTGGATCGCCCAGCATTACGGAAGACAACGCTCTACTGGCTGATGGCATTGCCACAGGGCAGCCTGTTGTTGGTTCGTCGGTTGTTGTTCAAGGCCATGTCCTAGTCGCGGCCAACATCGCCACAGCGCCCGCCACAGTCGCATCTGCTGTCATGGCGGTGGAGAGTGTCCTAGAGGGCGACAGCATCACCACAGGGCAGCCTAGCGCCTCTGAGGCGGCTATTAAGCAGCAGCACAGCCTGACGGGTGGCAGCATAGAAGCTGGACAGCCTGTTGTGCAGCCATCGACCATGCAGATCGTCTACGTTTTCGCGGGCGACGACATCACGACGGGCCAGCCTATCGTCGGCTCTCTGGCGATCAACGCAAGCGGACGACGCGAGGTCCACGTTTCCGACCCGTCAAACAACGTGGCGCTGGTGACTATAGGCTCAAATGCGTGTATTGTGTCAGAAATTACACCCAACAGAGTGTTGGTTTCTGACGCAAACGAGGCGGCCTGATGACTTTTTATATTAAGCAAAACGACACAAGCCCGTCCATGCTGGCTACACTGCAAGACGCCAACGATACAGCGGTGGACATCACGGGCGCGTCAGTGCGCTTCCACCTTCGGCCTATCAGTTCTAGCACGGTCAAGGTTGACGCTCCGGTCACGATTGTCACGGCTGATGAGGGCATCGTGCGCTATGATTGGGATGCAGCGGACACGGACACGATTGGATCGTATCAGGCTGAGTTCGAAGTGACCTACGCTGACGGCAGCATCGAGACCTTCCCGAATGACGGCTATATCAGGGTTCAAATTATCTCTGACATCGCGTGAGGCTGATCTATGGACACTCTATCCCTGCTCAAAACACTCTGGCCAATCGTTGTCGGTTTCATTGCGTTTCTGGTCTGGCTGATCCGCTTGGAGGGTCGGTCGATTGAGAATAACAAAGAGATCAAGCGGCTCTGGTCGCAGCGCAAAGAGGACTTGGAAATGTCCCGTCAGTCGCGCGAGGACACGAATAAAATGCTCGGCGAGATACGCGATGACATCAAGGCGCTGATCGCCAAAGTCGGAAAATGACACCGGAGTGGCTGAACCGCTGGCGCATCTGGCCACGGCTCATCATCACGCTTTACGGGATCGCCTTCTACCGCACTACCGAATGGTTCATGGCGCTGCCTGACCCGACAAACGCGCAGGCAGGCTTTGTCAGCGTCATCGTTGGTGCAGGCGCAGGTTTCTTTGGGATATACGTCAATGGCAAAGCATCTAGCTCTAGCGTGCCTTCTGATCGCTCTGACGGGCTGCGGTAAGCTGCCCATCGGTCTTGGCGGTGGACCTAACGTCGCAGCCAATACGCAGGTCGGGCGCGAGAACGTGCAGCAAGCGGTGGCGCAGCAGACCCGTACAAACGCCGGACGCGACATCATCACAACGCAGCGCGAGGTAGAAGCCCAACAAGTTGAGGCGGTTACGATCAACAACGACCGCCTGCCCGTTTGGTTGATTGTCGCTCTTGTGGTAGGATGGCTTGCACCTAGCCCCAATGAAATCGGGCGCGGGTTGCGCGGATTGTTCACCAGAGGGAAGTGACATGGGTTTTCACTTATCGAAACGCAGCCTGAGCCGATTGGCTGGCGTGGATGAGGATTTGGTCGAAGTCGTGAAATACGCCATCACGGTCACAAAGATTGACTTCGGCGTCACCTGCGGCGTGCGCACCGTGGCAGAGCAGAAGGCTCTTGTGGCCAGCGGTGCCAGCCAGACGATGAAGTCCAAGCACCTTGAGGGCCGCGCTGTTGATCTCGTCGCCTACATCGGCCCGCGCGTGTCGTGGGAATTAAACCTATACGACGACATCGCTGACGCTATGAAGGAAGGCGCAGTTGTCAAAGGCGTTGATCTGCGCTGGGGAGCGGCATGGCACATTCCTGACGTGCGGTTCTGGGACGGCACGATGGAGGATGCAATGAACTCTTATATCGACAGCCGCAGGGCGCAGAACAAACGCGTTTTTTTAGACGCCGTCCACTTCGAATTGAACTGAGCCGAAGGGGATCAGCCATGACGCCGAAGCAGCAAGAGGCGCTCGACGCGCTGGCCAAGCACGGGACGCTCAGAGCCGCAGCCAAGGCGCTCGGTATCAATCACACCAGCCTGAGAGATCGCCTAAAGCACGCACGCAGGCATCAAGAGGCTGACCCGTCAATCAAGGCTGCGATGGCATCTGTTGGGATGCAGGATGCCTCTGTGTTGCACTCTGGCTGGGTCAAGACCGATGAGGCCAGCCTGTATTTCAAGATGCCTCAGAGCGACACGTCTGGCGACAAGCTGGCGACGATTAAGGAGTACGTCGAAGGGCTAGAGCCTATCACTGTGCCGCCTCGTTCGGCTGATCCGGTCAACGACGATCTTCTGACAGTCTATCCAATCCCCGATGCTCACATCGGCATGAAGGCGTCTGAGCGGGAAACGGGCGAAAACTACGACACCGACATCGCGGTTGAGCGCATTAGGTCTGGCATTGGTGACTGCGTGGACGCATCGCCCGCATCGTCCGAGTCAGTCATCATCGCGCTGGGCGATCTATTGCACGCCAATGACGGGACCAACGCCACCCCCGCCAGCAAGCACGTTTTGGATGTTGATGGTCGGCACTATCAAAACCTTGAGGCTGCGATTTACGCCATTGCCTGCGCCGCTGAATTGGCCGCACAGAAGCACGAGAAAGTCACGGTTGTGATCCAGAGGGGCAATCACGACCAAGAGGCTTACATGGCTGTGATGTTTGCCT